ACATATTTTGCACCTCTTCACCCTTCGCAGTCTTTGATATCTTATCCAATTCATCAAACATCATCACCATTGACAGTGATTTTGCTGTAACTACCGAGTCTACAATCTTACCGCAATGACTTCCTTCATACACCAATTGATGACCTGTATATGTTGACGAATCAGAATCTCCGCCCAATGATATAAATTGAAACGGCCATTCAAGTGCCTTTGCAATTCCATTCATAATAAGAGACGTTTTACCAATACCAGGAGGTCCAATTAGGAGTAATGACATGCCACGTGAAGTTGGATTAGTAATTCTACTTGTAATGAATTGAAGAATCTGGAGTTTTGCTTCTTCTTGTCCATATATTGCATCATCCAAACATTTCTGCGCCTTCTCAATGAAGATACCACATTTCTCCTCTCCTTCATCAAGCGTTACTGGTAAATCTTTATAAGTACCAAATGGAATACTACATACTTTATTAATCCATGTTAATTGCTTATAATATTCACTTGTACCTTGGTCAAGTGCTTTAATAGCATTATATTTATTAATGAGCATTGCTTTTGTTAAAGCAGGCAAGCCCATATTTAGAATTTTGAACATCATGGAGAGGGGATTTTGAGAAGACTGTGATGTTTTATTAAGTTCCAAGCCATCTAAAATTTCTTTCTTTTGGGTATCTGATAGTTTTTTAAACTCATCTACTTGATTATGAAGTGTATTTTCACTTGTAGGTGTTGTTAAAAGTTCTACAAATTTTTTCACTTCTTCTGGCTCTCCTTTTAGGTCAATTTTCTCTTCTTCTTTTTCGTTTCCTCCCATTGGAAATGGAATTTCAATAATAATTCTTTGCTGACCTTCATTTTCATCTTCATCTTCATATTCTGACTCGTCATCCTCTTCATCATCCTCTAAATCGTCTGATGCAGACTCTTCAGATGTAGCAGTATTAGGATGATTTTTTAATGGTGCAATTAGTTCAGGTGCAATTCGTCTTCTTTTAGATTGATGAGTATCAGCTTCATTCAATTTCCTAATTGTTTCAGATGCTCTGATTGCCGCTTTTCTTTTAGGATATCCCAATCGGGTTAGCTCCTTCTTCTCTTCTTCAGTTGATTCATAATCATAATCAATGAGACCAATAATATTACCTTCACTGTCTATATCATCTTTGTCATCTTTGTCATCAAGTGACTGTCTTCTTCTTTTATTTGAAGATGCTTGTTTCTTTTCATTCTCATTCGCATTCTCATTTATAGTTGAATCAGGACATACCTTATTAGAAGTATCTCCTGTATCTTTATTAATATCACTCATAGTATCTTTAATAGTTATAGTACTATTTATATTTGGCCTGAAACTTCTCAAATTTAAAAAATTTATTTACGGTTCCTACGAGTCTTACGCTGCTTGCGATTTTTCTTTCCTACAACTCCATGAATAGCTCCATTTGCTCCAGATGCAACAGCATTTCCAGCCTTATCAATCGCATTTATACCTGCATTTAGGACTTTCTTTGTTGTTTGGAGAACCTGGTGTATAGGAGCATACACACGTCGTACAATACGCATTGATTTCTTGCTATCCCTACGAGTTTTACGCATTTTAGTCATTCTATATATTTTAATAAGATTTTAATTTAAACAATCACATGCATCCAAAATAGCAAATCTAATCTTATTTGTAATGCTGGGATACTTATCACTCTTAACTGTGTAAGGTGACAGTTTATTTTTGATACTCTCTTTTACATTATTACGAATCTCTTTTGCAGGACCGTGATTTTTAAGTGCAGTCAGGATTTTCAATAAACATCCTGTATATTCATCCAATACTTGTGATTTATCCTCTTCTTTTCCTAAATTACCAATCTGATTAATCAAATAATTAAGTGTATTAATAAATGTATTCTTATCAATTACGTCATTCTTCAATAGCTCGGCCAAGAATTGACTGTAACCGTGTCTGTATTTCTTTTCCTTATTCTTTTTAATAAACTCCTCCATATTTGAACAATCGGTCTCATTAACTACATCAAAGATATCAGTAAACCTATGATAAAGTCTTTCCATCTCATTTAAAAGGAAAGGGAACTTGGTAGATAGTTCTTTTAGGAGTTTTGCATAAAGAGGACAGAATGTTTCCTCTGCTGCTGCTTTTGTAAAGACAAGTTTCATAAAATCAGTTAGGAAATCAGTCTCACCTGAACTCAAAATTTCCAATAGAAATTCTTTGACGTCTTCATAATTTGCTGGGCTGAACTTATTTAATTTATTCAAAATAATTGTATTTACAATAGTATCTTCTAATTTTTCGTCGGTATTCTTGAACTTACTTACATACTTTTGATGGGTTGAGTACTGCTTTACAATAGGCGCTGTTTGAATTGGCTGTGCAGTCTGTGCAGCTTCAACAACAATAACATCTTGCTTTTCAGCTACTGCACCAGATGTTGAAGTTAATGATGCAGCAGTTTGTTGTGTATTTTTATTTATAAATCTAGGTGCTCTTGATGAATCTTGATTATAACTATTACCTTTATATGAACCACCGCCTCCATATGAACCATTACCACTATATGAACCACCACCGCCTCCTCCATAAGATGGTTTTGATGAAGAACTACGTCTATCCCAATCAGATGTCCTTGCAGCGGGCATAAAATTAGTTGATTTTACTTGATTTCTCCAATTAGAACTAATAGTATTCCATCCATCTCCATCTTGCCCTGATGGAATTTCTTTACGGATCTCTTCAATTAGTTTATTTGCAGAATCCGGGAAAGTACTTCTTACACAATTACTTCTAAATTGCCCCTTTTGGGCTAAAATTGTAAGTATCTCTTGCGGAGTAGATTGAGACATTACCTATATATGTTCGTTTACTTTTAGGCGCTTATTATTCTCACTATTATTTTGTGTAATGCATAACTAAAAATAATGCGTCTCAATTTTTTATGTAATGATATGTATTATTAATATGTTTGATTTATCCGGCGTTATACGTGATGCAAGAGTAGAAAAATTAGGGGAATTTATTGGTTTAAAAAGCTGCGCTGCGGAGGAAGAACTTCAGTCACATCTAAAAAGCTGGCAGCCGGCTTCCTCTCTCAAAAAGCTGTCAGCCAGAAACAGCAAACTCAAAAAACAGCTGCTGTCAAACGACAGTCACAGCAAACAACTTAATACTATTTTTAATACTCTAGCTATCCATGAAAGTGATATTAATAATACCCTTACTCCACCTACCCCACTTGAACAGGAATCATATGGACAACTCTTTTTTATGAGTGAACATTTTAAAAGTATTAATCAAATTCCTTTTTTTCTATCTATTTGGTGGTTCTTACGTATGTATGCATTTCCTGTATTCACATTCCTTATGCCTATTATTGCAATAATAGGTCCCTATATTTTTACTAAATATATTATGAAAATGCCTATATGTTTTAATACATATATTAAAGTCGTTATTAAAATGTATGTTGGACAGACACAAGGACAATCATTTATAGAAAATATAAAACTATGGGTTCAGACAGCTGTAGTAATAGTATCTATGGCGCAATCTATGTGGCAACCTATTAGTAATGCAATGCATCTTATGAAAATACGTGATACTGTGTTGGAGAGAGCGGAAGGTGTCCAGAAATATTTGACAGCATATGATGAGCTGCGAACAATTTGGAAGCTGCCAAGGAATCCAATTCCTCCAGAAATACGCAGCGACAGCCGACGGTTGACAGCATTTTGTTTTGAAAACAAGACAGTCTTAAAACTACTTCTGCGCTGGGTTGCTCGCGCTGAAATTGCCTATAGATTTGCAGTCAGTCCTAAAATTGTGTCTGTTAAATGGACCCAGAACAAACAATTTTTTATTGAAAATACATGTGATATAGGCATACATGAACAGAAACAGAAACCCTTCTCCATTTCATTATCCTCTAAATCACATGCACTTCTAACTGGACCAAACCGTGGGGGTAAATCCACTGTTCTACGTTCTATTATGCGTACATTACTATTAGCACATACATATGGTGTTGTTATTGCAGATAGATGTGAAATGTCTTATTTAGACTGGATTCAAAGTAGTTTACGTATTGAAGACCTTCCAGGTTCTGCTTCCCTTTTTGAACGTGAAGTTACTTTTGCAGCCGAATCTTTAAATCGCACTGGTTACGGGTTTGTATTGATAGATGAACTATTTCATTCAACAAACCCATCTGATGCTATCATGGCATCTAATATCTATTTAAAACAATTATGGAATAATGATAAGATATCAAGTATTATAAGTACTCATGTATTTAAATTAGTAGATGATGCACCTGATAATATAGAAAGGCTTTGTTGTCCGGCCGAAGATTTAGGAAATGGTATGATTGATTACAAATATGGATTGGAACATGGTATATGTAAAATAAGTTCAGTTATGGATATCCTAATTGAACGTGGATTATGTGTAAGTGAAAATAGCGCGGAAACGAATCCAGAAATTGAACCTCATACCAACTAGACAATGATATCTTCTTCAAGTGATACCTTAACGGTTGGAATAATTCTGTTACTCCTATTTGGTGCTATTTGTTTCTACTTATACTCTCGTATCATTCAAGGTGAGAAGAAGATTAGCCTACTTGAAAATATCCTACTTGATTTGAAAGTTGCGACAGAATCGTCCATGCTAAATATTCCGGACCAGACTGAATCTTTATATATGAACTCTTCTAAAGAACATGTTATGGCGGCTATGTCCTCTATGTCAAATATGATGAGTAGACATAATGATAATATAATTAATGAAATTGATGAGACTGATGATGTTCTTGAGTCCATGCAATATGAAATTGAAGAAGAAGAAGACGAAACTTCGGCTGTTTCCGAGTCTTCTGGGGAAGTGGATATTGTTAAGAGAATTATGGAAGAAAACAATGAACCTCTTCCTACACCTTTACCTGTAGAACAAAAACAAGTTGAGGTTATTGGCGATATTGTTAATAATGGAGGAAATGTACCTGTATTTGTAAATAAGACAGAATCTGCTTATGAACATATGACTGTAAAGGAATTACAGGCTATTGCTAAGTCTAAAGGTCTTTCTGTTAGCGGATTAAAGCGTGCTCAAGTTATTGAAGCCTTGAAGGTATATGATAATGCACCGGCATCAACTTCTGCCGCATCTTTTAGTGGCGAAGAATCCCAGGCTATGAGTTTTGATGATATGAGTGAAGCGAATGAACCTGTTCCGATGGATGCTCCTGGAACTTTGATGGAAGCCAATTTTATAGAGTAAGAACAATTAGAGGAAAATGGGATCAATTGATAATTTTGGATTTAGAAACGTAACATATCCGACTTTTACATATACACCACGCAATGTTGGTGGTCATGCACCACGCAACGAAAATATTCTATTAGATAATACAAAGACACTTCCTACCCC